TAGCAAACTACGACAAGAAAGGTCGCTTGAGTGCGAAACAAATGTATTGGGTCGAGAAACTATACAACGACCACACAGGAACAAAGACTGTCAGCCACTCTCTCGCAGAGCCTCGCGAGATTGCTATCCTTAGAACTTACGGACATTTAGTCGGTGCAACAAAGTGGAAATCAGCAAAACAGAATCAATCATTCGTCGCGTCCTTGGTGGACGGTTGGGATTCACGAGGTAGAATCTCCGACAAACAAATGAAATGGGTTAACACATTCGTTGACCAAATAAACAAGCAAATCGGTCAGATTCCTGTCGAAGATGGCGTCGGTGGTTTCGAAGCAGTTGTCGAACTTGTCAACAGGGCAGGCGATACAGGTACAAGGAAACTCAAAGTTCCATCAGTCAATCTTTTCTTTGACGACCGTGAATATGTTATCCGCGCTTATGACTCTAACAGGAACGAACCAAAAACTGACAATCTGATGGTTGAGGAAGTTTGGAGAAGTGAGGGTGTAGCGAAATCAAAAATACGCAGAAGTCCGCTTGGATATATTTCTCCTAGTGGAAATTATCATCACAGCCGAAACACATCTCAATCTTTTGTTGATGAGATGCGCGACTTCGCAACAGACCCAATAGCAAAGTTAGCGGAGATGGGTAAGATAGCAGGCAAATGCACATTCTGTCGAAGAGGACTTCACGACCACAGGTCAACCGCTCACGGCTACGGACCTGTATGTGCTAAGAACTACAGGCTACCATGGAACAATCAAACCGCACAGCCAATCATTCAGAAGATTGAACATATCGTGAACATGAAGGCAATCGAACTACGTCCGGGAGTATGGGCGCAAATCGACTTGGAGACGAATACGATTATCCAAACATTCGACAGTTATGCTAAGGCACAGGCTTCCGTGGACGAATGGTCTAAATTGGAACACCATGACGCACCTATTGAATGGTAGAGCCTCTAACACCCGAGCAGGCTAGGGACATAGCAATCTATCCGGATAGGTGGTCGCAGTATTTCCGTACAATAAACGGACAGCCATTCTCTTTGCATGAGCGTCCGTATCTCACCGAGATTTACCGACACTTTATGCCGACCAAGAAATATGATTCGGCTAGAATAATCGTAATGAAATGCTCTCGTAAAGTCGAGAAAACTGAAACTATCTGTAATCTACTATTNTATGGCTTGCTGAATATTCCGTATTTCAATGCGGTATATACAGCGCCTCGACAACCGCAGGTTTCGAGATTTGTTGAAGAGAGATTGAATGGGGCGCTAATGTCGTCCATCAATGGGGGGTGTTTACTGAAATCCCGAAGGAAAAACTCTGTCGGCCATCAGACCTACGACGTGGGCGCTAGAAACTTGAATCATTTTTATGCCTACTCGAATTGGGGAGATGCCCACGCTTTGCTCGGTGTTGAAGCCGACCTTTGTTGCATAGACGAATACCAAGACTCTGACGGAGACATTCTTCCTATGTTGGTTGAGATGTTGGCTTTGTCAGAATACAAATGGGTCATCGTTTCGGGAACTGCTCGTGAACAAGGTTCAGAGTTTTGGAAACTATGGGAGAAGACTTCCAAAGCAGAATGGGATGGAGAGAATTGGATTCATACAAATCCCGATGCGTCGATTATCGGTTATCACATGAAACAATCTATGCACCCGGAAATATCAGATGCAGATATTAAATTGAAACGAGAAACTTACACTCCGCGAAGATTTGCGAACGAGGTCGAAGGTGAGTTCTTCGCAGGTTCAACGAAACCGCTGACATTCGCGGACGTTCTCGAATCTATTGACGCCAATAGGGGCATCACAAAGTCAGTAGCACCGCCGGAAACTTGTGTGATGGGTGTTGATTGGGGTCGCGAAACTACAGTCGTAATTATGAATCCGAAAAATGGAGACATTCTGAACGCGCTCAAGTTAGATTCTCGAGAGGAAGATGAGGTTGCGAAAATTAAGGAATTAATTTTACAGTATAATTGTCAGCAGGTTGTATGCGACATTGGATATGGAGCGCGACAAGTTCGAGAATTACAGGAAGAGTTTGGAGAGAGAGTGAAATCTTGCTACTACTCATCTCGACCTTTGACACCTTACGAATACAAACGCCGAGACAATAATCGAAATGTCATTTACATGATTGTCGTTGATAGAACTACATACGTTGAGATGGCTATCGAGGCAGTCAAAGAACAGGCTCACAAGATTCCGTGGAAGACTGATGAACTAGAATGGATGATAAATGAGTGGACTACTTTGAACTCAAGCGCGGAAATAGATGAGGCCAATACAAAACCAATCAGAGGACAGCGATTGACCAAGTACGGACGTGATGGAGATGACCACGCATTTCACGCTCTCATCTATGCAAGATTGGCCGCTGATTTAGAAGAAGACGGCGACGGATTTGAGATTCGAACTTTTGGCGCTTGAAGCATATCGCTCATAAACCGTTAACGTGAGGGATTTGAACATGGTAAGGCGAGAACGCAGTTTCAATGACCTACTGATGACATTCGTTGCAGTTCCTTTGGTAGTATCTTGGTTGGTGTTCGCTTGTTATGTTATTTACAAAGGTTTGAACGACGAAACCGGATTCATTCAACAGAACTTAGACTTCTATGTTGCACTAATAGCAATCATAGGCGGACCTGCTCTTTTATTCATTAACTCGATACTAGAAGCATGGAAATCAGAACAGAGCGCTCAAATGAACGCACTTCCAATGCGTCTTGAGTTAGACATTGAGCAAGCAAAAGCAAATACAGCATGGGCATTAGAGGCTCAAAAGATGAGACAATTACATGAAGAGATGTTAGCGGCTAAGGAACAAGACTTCCTTCATGCACAGGGGCAAACTGCTACTCCCCCTAAGAAAGTGGCAAAAAAATAAGGTGAAATAAAATGGATATACTAGGCGTTGAATTACAATATTGGATAGCGGCATTAGCGGCAGTGGGAGCATTGACAGTTTGGGGCTTGAAGAAGTATCAGATGTTAATGGCTGACGGAAAAATCACACTTGATGAAGTGATTGATACTCTGACAGAAGGAGAAAAACTTGCTGATGATGTTGTCGATGCTGTTGAAGATTTGGAAGAAAAAATCGAAGAGGCAAAAGCAGAAGCAGAAGCAGAGGCGAAAGTCGATGAGTGAGTCTGACGACATCTCCGAGATAAAGGCAGAAATCAACAAGATAAAAGATAATCACCTTTTTCATATCGAGAAGGATATGAATCAATTGAAAATCGACGTGGCTGTAATCAGTGAGAGATTGAAGGCAGTCGAAACATTCCAAGATGATATTAAAGAGTTCATCAAAGCATACGCTCATAGAACAATGGCGTTTATCGTGGCGGCTTCCGGTGCATCCGTTGGCGTCGTTGGTATGATGTAGTTCCAACAGACTCAATAACCAAGAGCGGTTCTCAATGAACTGATGGCAGATAGGCAACGACCTTTGATAGACCGTTTACTTCGTCGTCGGGCTGACCCTGCTGATGTTCAAAAACTGAACAACATGATGAATCAATCTTTAGATTGGGACGGAAAAGATTTGGCTTCACTTTCAAAAATACAAATGGCGACAAGTTCGGGTTATCAGAAAAAAAGCGGCGCTAACACGCCTGTTTCTTACGACCTATTGAGACAAATAGCCAACAAATCAGAAGTTGTAAACGCAATTTTGAGACGAGCAGTTGACGACACTTTGGCAAATGGATATGAGTTTATTTTAGATGACGGAAAAGAATCCGGTTCAGAAGAACAGTTAAACAAACTTCGAACATTTTTCAAGCGACCAAATCCGGATGATATGGGAGATGAATGGTTAGAGACAATGTTGTTCGATTTGATTCTGTTCGGAGATGCGTATCTCGAACTTGATGGTTCAGAAGATAAATCATCCGGGGAGAAACAGGAAGATTGGAATTATGGCGGAGACTTAATTGCGATTTGGCCTATCGAAGCCGAGACAATGAAAATCATTCCCGCCAAACAATTACCCGCTCCGCCTAACATGGCTTATGTTCAATCCATTAACAAAACGACAAGGCGTTTTTCGTCTGACAAAGTTTTGCATATTGCTAAGTTCAAGCAAGGCCGTGGCTACGGTTCATCTCCGCTTATTCCTTTACTCGAAGTTATCACAGGACAATTGAACTTGAGCAATTATCTGAACGCTCTTTACACCGGAACTTTACCGAAGACTATTCTAAATGTTGGAGATATTTCCAACGCCGAGATGAAAGCGATGCTCGGACTTATCGAGCAACAATTGTCAGCCGGTCAATCTCCGTTTGGTTTGATTGCTATCAATGGCGGTTCGGGTTTCAATATGCACAGGCTTATTGATTCGACTCGTGAAGGAGCGCAATTGGATTTACTCTATTATTATCGTGAAGAGATTTGCGCTGTATTCGGAATCCCGCCGATGAAACTTGGTTGGGTTCAGACAGGTAAGTTGGCAAATCCCGAACAACAATTAGACGCATGGTACGATGTTGTCGAATCATATCATAATCGAGTTTCGTCTGTAATTAACAACAACATTCTTCCACTCTTAGATATTACAGATTGGAAGTTCAAGTTTATTTCAATCAGACCAAAACAAGATGGATTGAGAGCAGAGACGTTCCAAAAGAATGCGTCAGCGATTTCCGCTTTGAGACAAGAAGCAACAATCTCAATCAATGAAGCAAGAAACATTCTCGGACTTGAGCGAATAGAAATAAGAGAAGCAGATAATCCATTCTTCGTTTCTCCAAAATTACAAATCAATCAACCGGACGCTTTCGATAATGAACCTAGTGCAGAAACTACACCGGAAGAATCCGAAAACTTGCCCGAGGAAGCGTCGTTGAGATTACTCGACCTATTCCCGTCAATAGGCATCCCCGAAGGCTACGGTCAAGGCGCGGGAGATTCACCTCAATTCGAACTTGGCGAATCTGTCGATTCTGAATTATACGAACAAATTGCGTTCAAGAAAATTGACGAACAGGATGCGTTCGAAGAAATAGAACAAGTTCGAAGCGCTTCTCTCGAATCAATGTTTGAAGAAAATCAAAAGGACTTTTCTGATAGATTCATGAAAGCGCTAGATGACAGATTTAGAAACGATGAAGTCATGGTTGGTAAAGACATAGGCGCAGGCGATTTGAGATGGACGGTTCAGTTCATGGATAAAGAGTTAGAAGAATTACTCAACCAACAGACAATCGTTGCCGGTGTGGAAATGATGGGCGGTTATAGTGAAACCCTTGCCGTCGTCGGAGCAGGTGTTCCCGGTGCAGTTGGTATAGCAGTAAGCCAAGCAGATGAAGCGGCCATGTCATATTGGATGAGAAGATGGACTTTGCCTGCTTTACAGAATACACTCAACGGATTCAGAGAAAAGATTCTCGACACGTTTGACAGAATGAATACGAATGGTAAAAATTGGGCGTGGGCAAGTTCGGAAATGCGACGCATGATTGACCCGACAGGAAATAAATATCCGAAAGGATTCTATCAGAGAATCGCTAGAACCGAAACTCGTCGGGTTGTCGAATCAGCACACATCTCCGGATTATCAAAAGCGGGAATCCAATTCGTCGAAAGATTAGTGGTTGAAGATGCGACTACCGACAAAGATTTGTGTTCACCTTTTGATGGGACAATATATCGAGTTGACCAAGCGACAGGAATATTGCCTGCTCATCCAAATTGCAGATGTACATTAGTTGGTTATATTGGAACGCCGGATGATGTAAACACCGACCCATTGAAACCAATTATTCCTCAACCCAAAGCCAAGCGCGTACTTACGGTCGCTGACAGAACTCCACCTCAAGGAGTTCGAAACGCCTGTAAAACGGGAATCAAACTTCACGAAGATGGTTTGAGTGGTTCGGGATTAGAAGGCGCAACCGTTCGAGAAGCAAACGCCATGATTAGAGGCCAACCGATTACTGTAGCAAAAGCGAAAAAGATGATTAGATGGTGGGGAAGAAATGCAAGATTCCTCGATGAGCCAAAAGATTCACCGGCATGGGTAGCCGCGCTATTATGGGGTGGACGAGCCGGACTTTCTTGGTCAAGGAAATTATCAAGAGCGTTAGAGGCGGAAGAGTGAATGTTCAAAGCATCAGCCACAGGATTGAACTTTAGTAAGTTGAGCAAGTTCGCAGGCGATTCCAATAAGAAAGTCAATAGAAATGTTTCAAGAGCAGTACAGAAAATCGCATTCAATATTCTAAGAGATGCGAAAAGAAACGCACCCATCAGAACAGGAGCGCTTAGAGCAAGTGGTCGAGTTTTAGAAATCAATAAAATGAAGCAAGAAATTGAGTTTGGTGGTAGTGGGACAGGAGTAAACTACGCGGCGGCAATCGAATACGGGACAGGTCGAATAAGTCCCAAACCATTTCTCCGCCCGGCTGTCAAACAAAATCAAGCCGAAGCGAACCGATTACTAATTAAGGCAGTACAAGACGGAACAAAGTGATGGACTATCGAGACAGGGAATACAAGAAGAAACCCGGTCGTTGTAGAATATGCGAGAAGAAATGGAAGACCCCAAAGAAATCCGGCATTGTTCTGATAACGTGTGATGAATGCAGAGCAAAGATGTTGGGCAACAGTAAGAAACCCCGACGAAGGCGTAAGAAGTAATGCCGAGGAACTTTCGCAAACTCAACATCCGAAGGTATGTCGGAACTGTTCCCAATCTAACTTACGCATTTGCTAACTTCACAAATATGACTCCAAACGAATTGTTGAATAATTACAAGGATTATGCAAACGGTGATTCGATAGGCGGAACGGGAACGACACGAACTCCATTAGGAGCGACCGTACATATAGATTCAAGCGCACCTAGATTATTGGGAGCATTCCCCGGCGGTGGGATGAATACGACAGGATATACAAATACGAGAATCGCCGCTGTCTCTCAAGTTCCACTACAGACACCCCAATTGACAGTCGCCGGAACGATTCTTGCGACACCGACGAATCTAACTTTTTCACCATGGGGCGGAACAGGAACTTTGGATAATGCAGTTAATGGAAAAGCCACNCGATTGCTAAGGCCAATGTTTGTAAAAGTGGTCTGACGTATTCATAGCGGTTGCCGCGTCAGTCGTTCGCTGTACTGCCCTCACGCTTTCTAGTTATAAACCTTTTCATTGATAGATTGTGAAATTGATATTGGGTTA